CATTGATAGTTGTAGCGGTAGATGAAATTGCACCGTCTAAAACCGCTGAAGCAACAGAGTTTGTGTTGCCAGACTGTCGGTTAATCCAAACCTGAATAGGGCGACCCTGTGCGTTCTTTGTCGGAATTGTTGCGTATGTAGATTCAGAAATTCGGGTAATGTTAATGTCAACTTGCGTTGAGCCTGATCCCGTGCGGATAACTTGATCAAGCAAATCTATTGTGTCCGTTGGTATTGGGTACGCAATTTGTCCCTGAACAAGCGGAAATGAGCCTTGCTCAATTGTCCAAAGGTTAATGCCACGGTTTGCCCATTCAATTGTTAGGATGTTTAAACTGCGTCTAGCTGTGCGTAAATCATAGCCAGTACGCAATTCTTGCCCACAACGTTCAAACGCCTCTTCAACAAGTTCTGAGAGATCAAGATTGAATGCGTTTAAACCTGAAGTAGTCATTATCTAAACCCTGACGTTTTCTTGGCAATGCTTTTTAGGCTGGGCTACAAACTGTTTGCCTGCTGCCTTACCTTTACGCTTTGCTTTAGTTGTGGCTGCGTATTCCGCAGGGCTAAGTGCCTCAATAGCTTTCTTAGGCAAATACCGCTCACCTGTCTCAGACGATTTTTTGCCTGACTTGGTTGTCCATTTCTGGTCACCCCAAGCTTTTAAAGACTGTTGCGGTTTTGCTAAGCTACTCATTTATACCCACCACCTGCTGCTTTATACTTTTTAGCTACCAACTGCGCTTTACGGGCTGACCACTGTCCTGCGCCTGTACCTTGTACTGCTGCAGATTTTACTTTAGATACGATACTTTTACGTAAGCCGGGTTTTGTGTAATTGCCAGCAGCGTTTACTTTACCGCCTTTCTTGTACACCTCAACGTCATTTGGGTTGTCCTTGCGAACAACCTTCTTACCCTTCGGCATCTTGGAAGGGTTGATATTGCCCATCCCACGCGAGGCCATCATATCATTCGACCCTTGGTTTTACCCTTGGAGCAACAACCATCAGCGCGACTTGATGCTGAACCGCCCTTAGCCATTTTCTTTACTGAACCACCTTTACGCTTGCCCTGTGAAGACTCAATTTGTTCACGTTTTATCAAGTCTTCTTTTTCTTCATCTCGCAAATTTTGCAGCTTATCAGAAGCGTATTTACGATCAGCAATTGTATCTTTAAGACTATTTTGATTAAAAACGTCTTTAATACTTCTTGACCCTGCATAAAATTTATCTGAAGGAATACTTAAACTTTCACGAAGCGGCCCTGCTTTTTCCGCGCTTGCTGACGCTTCATCTAACTCGCTAATTCTTTTTTTTATGCCAGCCATAATATTTTCCTTAGCAAGACCTGCCGCCAGACTTCATGGTAATCATCTTGCCTTTGGTTTTACCCTTGGACTCAATGCCGCCACCTTTAGCCATTCCACCAGAAGCCATTTTCTTAACGCCACCACCTTTTTTCATCATTGGGGCTTCAGTAGACGCAGCAGCCATTGGGCGCTTAGCCATAGCACGACCCATCATATCAGGCGAAGGAGCTGACATAGCACGACCAGCTTTACCCATCATTCCGGGGGGCATACCACCTTTTTTGGCGGCGAAAGCTGGAATTTTCTTACCGTCTTTCATGACCATTGGCATACCGCCTTTTTTCAAAGCATCCATGTCGGTCTTTTTGCCACCGTGCATCTGTTTGTCGTGCATACCTACGGCTTTCTTGACCATAGCTTTGTCTTGTTTCATGTCTTTCATAGCACCACCCTTGTTAAATAGGCTCATGGAGCCATGATCAGTTTTTGGTTTGTTAATACCTTGTAAATCAGGTCTAGCACGAGAAGCTTTTACTTTATCTGCTGCTACAAAATCTTCACCTACTGACTGCGGCACATCAGCTTTCTTTGCAAACTTTGGATTGTTTGCAACTGCTGCCATAAAATTATGTTGTTTTTTTGATGTAGAGGGCATTAACATTTCCACCGTTTAAGACTTGCCGCCTTGCGTGTTGGTCTGCCTTTCTCATCTTTCATTGGTCCGGGCATTCCTGACATTCTGGCGCAAAACGACTTCTTGCGTGGACCGCCTTCGGGCTGTGGAGCCTTTAGGTTTGATCCGGTTGCAGCGTTGTACTTGGCACGACCTTTGGCGGTAAGACCCGCTCCCTGTTTGACCGGTAGCTTTTCACCACGACCAATAGCAAGGGAGGGGGTTTTCTTAGCCATAATAAATATTCGCAGACGTAATGTTGGTCATAATCATGTAGATGCCGTTCTGCACAAGAATTCCTTCGCCCGGAATCAATGCAAAGTTACCAAACAAGTCACCTGCGCCTACATCATACGAACACAACCAAAGCGTTGAGTACGACATAGCTGTACTTGCCGCAATTGTGCCGGAGTTAATGTCAGTCAAGGTAAAAGTGTTTGCGCCTGTCTTAGTAATTGTGTAATTACCGTTTGTTGCAGACGAACCAGAAGCAGTTGCAAAAGCAAAACCACGCACATCACCAGTTGATAACCCATGAGCAGTGCTAGTTACCGTAACGGTTGTACCAGAACGAGCATAGGTTGCCGTTGTTACCGGCGCAGTTGTTGTATCAAACACATCAAGCGTACCTGCAGTGGCAGTGCCAACAATAGACAATGCTTTGAGCCGCGTACGACTCAACAACATAAACCCAGTGTTGTTTAAATGCCCTGCTTTGACGTCAGTTTGCATCATAATAATCTCCCAAAAGTTAAACGGGGGCGAACCCCCTTAGAAGATTAAGCTGACGCTGGGAACTGTGCGCCGTTTGAGTTGGCAACCACATACATAACCGTATACTGAACAGTACCAGCAGTTACGGCGGCAACAGTAGGAGTCAGCGTAGCAATAACTTTAACGTCTGTTGCGCCAATACCAATACCGTTTGGCGATGCAGTAGAAGTTGCACCTGCCCAGTTTGCCAGTTTAGTTGCAGCGTTGGTAATTGCCAAACGACCTTGAGTCGTAATGTCAGAGGTTGCCCAATACAAGTTAGCTGTTGTGCCATCACCAATGGTTAAGTTGGCGGCAGTCGAACCTGTAAAAGCAACGAGGGTGTCAACAAAAATATCTACAATCTGTGCGCCTGCTGGCAATACACAAAGAGTATCGGTTGTAGCTGAAGCAGCTTGACCAGTGTAATTTTTTTTGAATGTTTGGCTGACAATTGTAGAACCGAGGTTTTCAATTGTACCGACCGTCGTGCCAGTCGTATTTTTAACAGTACCAAGCAGCCAAGGGCCGAGGTGTGTAGCGAAACCCATGATGGAATCCTTTATGCACAAGTCACCGTATCATCTGTGCATCGTCCCCTAGGCGGGTTGATACGGCATTTAGTCCTAGTCGTACTGCATTTATACGCTTTATTTTGTTACGGTGCAAGTATATTTGAAAGAATATCCAACAAAATTTCCACGCACAATCTTTATCCCAGATTTTAAAGCACGGTTTACCGTAGGGGGTTTTAATTTAAGCTCATCACGCAACGCCTTAATGCTGTCGTAAACCTTTAAAAGCACATCGTCTTTGTACACTTCGATAGCTTTGCTTACCTTAGCACCGTGGTCTGGGCGTTGTTTGCCATACCAAAAGTTGCCATCGCCGGACAGGGTTGCGCTAATTTTGGCGCAAACTGCAGCAGACTTTGGTTTACCGATAAGATGTTGCCGTATTTTTTCTATATCCTCTGGTGTGTGTTTTCTACCGGTTGAGGCGTTTGTAATGATAGAAATAGTTTTTGCTGTATGTTTATACCCCCAAGTAGGACTTGCTTCGCCTGACATACCAAGCATCGGGGCAGTAGCATCTACACCTATGTTATAGCAATAGTTTTTTCCAACATGCTCTTTAAGCCAAACATTTTCTGCCGCCAGCAAATCTACGCCATCAGGTAAATCCTCGACTATTACAAAAACAAAAGCTTGTTCACCGTACTTATTCCAAGCATTTTGCAGCTTACTGTTGTTGTGCTTTTTAGTTCGTAACTCAGAAAAGTGTCGTGTTTTTCGACGTTTAAAATCAACCGCACTACCAACATAAAACTTGTTGTTTATTACATTAATAATTTTGTATATGCCTTGTGCCATTATGTTTCTCGCTTAGATACAAACAATAAACATATTGTACCTGAACTTAACAAATAACACAACACACAAAACAAAAGGAGCCGAAGCTCCTCTTGAAACCCTTATAAATCAAGGATTTAGGTTATGCACCCGGCGAACCAAACATTCCGAGCGGATCGCTCCACCCAAAGCTGTAACGCTCACGAGACTTGTAACGTACGTTGCCTGTATCGAAGTCCCCGTCCATAGAATTACTTAGGGGTGTACGGACAAAGTGCTTCAGACCGTTAGGCACATCAGTGGTCAAGAACCAAGCATTGGTGTCGGTCAGATAGTTGTTAATTGTGTAACCATCTGGAATCGAACCGTTGTTCTCAATTGCATTGATGTCGTTGTCGGTTGTACCTGTACGCAGTTTGGTTTCGAGCAAACGAGTTGCAACGAACTGTAGTGCGGGAGGAGCAATCAACTTCTTGGGTTTAGCAGCAATCAACAAACCACGCTCATCAGTCCATGCAGCGATTTGAATAACAGCGTTTTCTAACGAAGTTTCATTCAAATCCGCAGCGACTGCTGGGGTGTTACTGTTAACGCCACCAGACACCAACGGATGTGATGTACTAAACAAGACAACGCCGTCGCCACCAACATAACCAGCGGTAAAGCCGTTATTGAGGGTAGCAGCAGCTTTAACTTGCTTGGTGTACGCCATTGCGCGAGCAAGCGATTTTGTATAACGAGCCGATAGTGAGTCGTACAAGTTATCTTCAATTGCTTCTTCTGTTAGGGAAAACCCTAGTGCAATAGTTTCGTGGTTGTAACGTGCAGTCCAAGCTTCCTGAGCATTGTCATACGCAATTGCAGAACCTTCGTTCTTAACAGGTGCGGCTGAAAAGCCAGACAGTTTGGTCTCTTCCTCAAACGAACGCTCTGAAGATTCAGTTTCGTAAATCTCTTTGTGTTGTTCGCCGTAGGTTGCATACTCCATGCCGAACAAAGCGTTCAGGCCGGGAAGCAGCTCTTTAAGTAGTTGTGCGCGTGAAATAGCCATGATTTAGCTCCTTATACGCCAGTAGAGTTGTTGTACTGGTGCATAGTTGCATTTATCTTGACAATAAACTCAACAAATGTATCAGCGCCTGTTGCTGTTTCACGAACCACATCAATGATGCGGATAGGCAACGTATTGGTAGTAGCTTGAGTGCCTTCATCAATAGCCACTGCTGAGTTACCAGTAGTGGTTGAACCAGCGTTTTGAATCAAAGCAATGTTATTACCAATAGCGGAGATGCCCATCCCAGCAACAACTGTAGTTCCAGAACAAGAAACTACCTGAAACAACGTATCTGGATCATCTGCAACAACTGCAAAAATCTTTGTGCCAGACTTAATTGACTGACTCGCTGGATAAAATTGCTGTTGTTGAACTTGACCAGTTGAACTGTTTGTAAAACTTACACCAAGAAACACGCCGCAAGGAGTAGCCGTAG